CAGATGCTATTCGTAAGACTTTTTATGATGAAGGTATTGATGAAGTTATTTCAACTCGTCGTTTATGCCATATCGTTCAAACTTTCTCAATATTCAACAAACGTGATAAAGCAATCGCTTTATGTGTAAATCGTTTTGACGAAGATACTAAAGAGGCATTTATTGACCTTTACGAAAAAGTTGATGCTACTATCAATGCTCCTGAAGCTGATGATGATGGTATTCCAACTTATGAAGATGAAAGTGGAATTGGTACTTCAGACTCAGAGGATTGGTCTTAATATGGCACTTAATCTTCAATCACAAGAATATTTAGCGAAGCTTTTAGCAAAAGAGAATTTATCTGTACAACACGGTAACTATTCTACAGCTAGCTTCGATGTTGAGAATCGTGTACTTCGTCTTCCTCTTTGGAAAGACAAAGGTAAAGACGTTTATGATCTTTTAGTTGGTCATGAAGTTGGTCATGCACTTTATACTCCAGCTGACGGATGGCATGATTCTGAAAAGAAGATTGGAAAAATTCCTAGAGCTTATTTGAATATCGTTGAAGATATTCGAATTGAACGTAAAATTCAAGAAACATATCCTGGAATCGTTCGTCGTTTTAGAAATGGATATAAAAGATTATTTGATGATGATTTATTTGGTACTAACGAGAGAGACATTAACAAAGCTGGTCTTATGGACAGAGTTAACGTTAGTTCGAAAGGTCGTGGATATGTTCCAGTTGAATTCTCAGATGAAGAAACTCCTTTAGTTAATGAAGCTATGGCGGTTGAAACTTGGGATGACGTTTTAAAAATTTGTAAAAAATTCTATGACTTCATAGAAGAGAACAAAGAAGAAAAAGAAGAAGATGACATGGATATGTCAGGAATGCCTGGTGAATCTGATGAATCTCCTGAAGAATCTTCTGGTGAAACTCCTTGGTCTGGTGACGAAGAAGGTGAATCTGAAGATGAAGGTGATGGTGAATCTGATGGTGATGGCAAAGAAGAAGAATCTAAAGACGGAGGCAAAACTAAAGAAGTAGCTCCTGAAGGTCATGAGACTTGGACTGAAGATACTCAAAGAGAACGTGAAGAAGATCTTTTAGAAAAATCTCCTGAGAGAAAATATGATAGAAATGGTCAGCCTGAATATTCAAGCGGCATGAGCGAAGAGAACATGGACAAAATCCTTTACTCTTATGAATATGCTAAAGAATTGCGTGATGAACGTCTTGCTGAAGAACGTGATTCATATTCTCCTTATACAAGCGATGCTTGTATGGAAGATTGGTCAGAGACTAAAATGACTTATAAGACTCAAGCAAATCTTATGGCGAAAGATTTTGAACGTAAAAAAGCTGCGTTTGAATATTCAAGAGCTTTAACTGCAAAGTCTGGAAAATTAGATCCTTTAAAGTTACATCAATACAGAACTTCTGAGGATATTTTCTTAACTACTACTCAATTGGCACAAGCAAAGTCACATGGAATTATAATGTTCCTTGACCTTTCTGGTTCAATGTGTGAAATCATAGAAGATGTTACTGCGCAAGCAATCACTATTGCTATGTTCTGTCGTCAAGTGAATATTCCTTTTGAGGCATATTCATTTACTTCTACTTCATACTGGAGACAAGAAGGTAAAGGCATTCGTACGATCGAAGGTAAAGCTTCTGAAATGAATTGCGAAGGTGTTAAAGTTGTTGAAATGTTTTCTGGTAAAATGAATAAGAAAACTTTTGATGAAGCAGCTTATACTTCTTTCGCTATAGCTAAAGCACATTCATATTCAAATCGTATGAAATATCATTTGTCTGCTCATCACCTTCACGCTGTTGATGGTATGGGTTCAACTCCTCTTATTCAGACTGCAATGCTTGCATCTAAAATAGCTAATAAGTTTACACATAAGCATGCAATACAAAATACAAATATAATGTTTTTGACTGATGGATATCCTGATGGAATTCATGTTGTTGAAGATTCAAAGACTGACGTTAAAACTTCTCGTGAAATAATGATTAATTTTGAAGGTAAAATGATACGTGGTAACGGTGGTCGTGAGATTTACAAAGAAACTCTTGAGAGACTTAAAGAGTTAACTGGTGCAACTATTATGGGTTTCCACCTTGCATATGACGCATCTACTTTCGGACAAGGTTATGTAAACGTTAATGAAGATAAAGATTTTCCTGATGTAATTAAATCTTGGAGGAAACTTGGTTTTAGTGCTTGGAAAAAATGTGTTGGTTATGATGATTATTTCATAATTAAGATTAACAGGTCTGCAAGGTTTGACTCTGATACTTTTGAACCTAAAAAGACAGAGACAATAAATGACCTTAAGAGAGAATTTAAAAAGTTCAACAAGACTAAAAAAGGTAACAAGCAGTTAATCGCTAGAATCACTGATGCGGTTGCTGCTTAAAAATAAATTTAAAAAAGGTATGTACTTATGAACAAACTATGATATAATAATAGTATATGAAATTTAATGAAGCAAAGAATCTAAAGGATGTTTCAGACTATGTTGAAAAGACCTATTCAGGTCATTACACGTCTGCAAATGGCATTCAAAGTATGGATCTAATCTCATCTTCTGGACGAGGTTTAGATTTTTGTCTTGGTAATGTATTAAAATATGCATCGAGATATGGTAAGAAAAACGGAGCTAATCGAATTGACCTAATGAAAATTATTCATTATGCACTATTAGCAATGAATGAGCATGACATAAAGGAGTCAAATGAAAATTAGTAATGAAATAAAAGATGTATTAAATAACTTTCAAACAATCAATAGTAATATTGCTCTCGGGGAGGAAGGTGGATTTATTCGAACAATGTCTGTGTCTAAAACACTTATGGCAAAGGCAAATATAATACCTGAAGCACCATATGAGTGGCCGTATACTTTTGGCATATATGACTTAGGAGAATTCTTAGCTTGTCTTAATATGTTTGATGACCCTACTTTGTCATTTGATGACGATAAGAAGTTTGTAAATATTACAGATGGTATTACATCATTCAAATATTACTTCTCCGAGATAGACATTCTCACAGTCCCTACACAGGATATTAATTTAGAATGCGATGACTTGCATTTCACACTTACACATGATGAACTAAGCCAACTTCGTAAAGCTTCTGCTACTCTTAAAACAAGTAATTTGAGTATACGAAAATCAGATAGTGCATTGTTTATTGAGTGTGTAATATTAGATAAACAAAACCCTACATCAAATCAATTTAAGATGAACGTCGCAAATTGTGATATAAATACTAGTGCAGAGTTTGATTTTGTTTTTGATATAAACAATTTTAAATTTAAACCTGCTAGTGAATATGTCTTTGGCATAGACAAAAAGCAGGTAGCATTGATTAAAGCCGGCAATACAGATTACTGGGTTGCTCTTGATAAAACCACAACATATAAGGAATAAATATGGCAGATACAACAGATCCAGATGAAGCAATGGATGCAGTAGATACAGCAGCTGAAGAAGCAATAGATACATCTGATATGGATGCACAACAACCTACTCCTCCAGTTCCACCAGCAGCAGAACCTGATGAGCAAGGTCTTAACCTAAGCGACATCAGAGCATGCGTTACAATTATTGATATTGTAACTAAGCGCGGAGCATTTGAAGGTGCTGAAATGGCTGACGTTGGTTCAGTACGTAATCGTTTAGATAATTTTCTAAAGGCTGCGGCTGAAGCTCAAGCTCCGGCTGAAGGCGAAGCAGAAACAACAGCAGCTTAGTATGTACAAATAAGTTTAAATGTGATATAATGGTATCACATTAATTATATTATGAGGTATGCGTGAAGGAATTCTTATTCGTAGAAAAGTATAGACCACAAATTATTGAGGATTGCATTCTCCCTAAGTCACTTAAAAATACTTTCCAAAGTATTGTTGACAAGGGAGAGCTCGTCAATATGATGTTTACAGGTTCGGCTGGTGTAGGTAAGACTACAGTCGCTCGAGCTTTATGTAACGAAATGGGTTTAGACTATATGATGATTAATGGGTCCGAAGACGGAAACATTGATACACTTCGTGGTAAGATTAAACAATTTGCAAGTACCGTATCGTTACAAGGTGGACAAAAGGTAGTCATTCTCGATGAGGCTGATTACTTAAATCCCCAATCTACACAACCTGCATTGCGTGGGTTCATTGAAGAGTTCTCTTCGAATTGTAGATTTATATTAACTTGTAATTTTAAGAATCGTATAATAGACCCGCTTCACTCGAGGTGTTCTATATATGAATTCGATTATGGCGTTCAGAATGCTTCTATAGCTGCTGACTTTATGAAGCGGCTTCAATGGATTCTTGATTGCGAAGGAATTATATACGATAATCAAGTTCTTTCTGAATTGATTATGAAATATATACCAGACTGGAGACGTGTCTTAAATGAATGTCAGCGGTATGGAATGAGTGGTCACATTGATACTGGAATTCTTGTTACTCTATCTGAGTCAAGTATTAAAGGATTGATGGAAGACCTCAAAGCTAAAAACTTTAAGAAGATGCGTAAATGGGTAACAGATAACATGGACGTAGAATCAACAAAGTTATTTAGAATGGTTTATGACAATATGGTTGAGTACGTGATGCCTAACAGCATTCC